TCCCGCTCCGGTCTAAGTGGTAGGGCTGTGGATAACTGGGGCGGGACTCTCAGCCTTTGTAAGCGCCAGGGAAAGCGTTGACCGGCTTGACTTGAATGAAGTTCACCGGGTCTTCGAGCCATCCCGTTTTGTCGCGCAAAGTCTTGCCGCACTTCATGCACGTCTCGGCCCAGGGATACCAGCGGCGGGACTCCGGAGGGTGCGGACAGTCAAGGAGTTCCTTCGCTGCCAAGTCTGCCGCTGACCGAACGAACTCTGCCATTGACACGCCGGTCTTTGTCGCCGCATCCTTCCACCGTTGATGGCTCTCTGGAGAAGTCCGGATCAAGACCTGGTTAGATCCTTCACCTGGAGAAGCTCCAGTACTACGCCGTCGAGTCGGCTTCAGGTCAGCCGCTACGGCTTCCATTGCTTTTTCAAGATTATCTTCACTCATCAGAACACCTCATCTGGGGTAATTACTTCGTCAACGATTTCTGCTTCCTCAATGTCGTCACCAGACAGCAACGCTGCAGGACCACCCCTGAGGAGAGCGTGGGTAGTTTCGGCGGGAAGTACGCCGGCCATTCCCATAAGTTCAATAAGTCGTCTGGCTTCGGTTTCTGGATCAAACTCATCAACCGCCGCCGCACGGTCTGACACTTCCGCCAGCACAGCGCGCGCCGGAGTGGTTTCGGTATCACCGACAAAGTTGATGTTCACCGCTTCCATTCCCAGGAGCTTTGCCCGTCGATCCATAATCGACAATGCTTGCTGTACCGCTTTGAGGTCTGGTTCAACCACAACTTCGGTACCGTCGTCCATTGTAACTTTTCTATGTTGCGTAAGTGGCCACACTGACTGCTGTAAGGAGTCAAGCCGTTCAAGCTCCATCCGAAGAACTTCTGGATACGCCATAAGCGCTTCCTGGTTCATTCGAGAGAGTTGCCGTTGAATGGCGAAGTTCACCGCTTTAGTCGAAATACTGAACCGTCGAGCAATTTCTTGCACCGCCGTTCCAGTTTTCCGCATCTGGAAGATCCGTAGATCCCGTTCTGCCAGGAACTCCCTGGTAAGACCGTCACCGTTGCTCATGTCATTGAACTCCTGAAACTAATGACCTCAAAGGGCAAGATCGTTCCTCGCTTCATGCGAAGTGGAAAGTTTCGTTCGTCGCGGGGTTCGCGGAAGCCTTTCCATTCGTATTCCTTTTCCATCGTTGTTGGGTCTCGAGTAATGCCGAAGCCGAATTCGGGCCACCGCATCCATACTGCAGAATCCGCTGGCCTCATGTCTCTACCGGTGAGAGCATTACCGAGTGGAGCGTGATGCTCCAGCCAGAGAGTGACACCGTAGTTAGCTCTAAGATAGTCGAAGTATGTACAGACTTCGGTGATGAGAGCCGTTGATGATTTGTTACCTGGGTCAACATAAGACTTATAGATAGGCCCAAGGACGAGGAGTTGTGCGTCGGTCTTTACGATCTGCCGCTCAAGTAGTTCCCGATCCTTTGGATTCAGGATGTTGATACCGTCGGGCTTCATGTAAAGATCCGCCTCACCAGGACGCTTACCATAGTTGATTTTAATCGACTCGACAAGTTTCCGAGCTTGCCGTCGAATGATCCGTTCGGGGTTTTCAAGATCGACGAATAACGTTCGAACCGGTGGAATTTCCATGTAAGTGAACGGATGAACACCGGCACCGGCGCAAATTGCAACTTGGCGCGCGAGTGTCGTCTTACCAACACCCTCCGCAGCAACAATGACGACTCGCTCCTGCCGTTCAATCAAACCGTCAATCAACCAGTCGTAAGGGTCCGAAGCCGTTTCGTTAACGAAGTCACCCCAGTTAACCAATCGACCCGTTGCTACAGTCTGCGGGACTTCTTCGGTAATCGAGAGAATCTTCCTGGCTTCCGCCAATCTTTCCTCAAGAGTCCCAGGTGTATCGAGAAGATTTTGAAGATTTGCAAGAACTGGAACAAATGGATCCGGTTCTCGAACTTCATCCTCGACTAAGTCAGCAACACCGCCGCCCGCTTTCAGAAGATCCGATACATCTTTGTGTGGATCAGGAGCGTGCTTAATCTTTACCGTGCAACCGACACTGACTAATTCATTTGCAACATAATTAGCGTGAATCCGACCAGGTTCATCATTATCAGCGATAATCGCAATGCGCGCGCCTTGGAGAGCTGCGGTGTGATTTGGTTTCCATTTTGAACCTTGACCGTTATCAGCTCCCTGCGGATTGCAAGTTGCGACAAGACCGAGAGCCGTCAGCGAGTCGGCGTCCTTTTCACCTTCAACGATGAACACCGGTCGATCATTCGCTACCGCATCGAGTACCGCTGGCAAATTGTAAAGCGGCTTTTCAGAAAGGTGCGTCGTTGAATACTTCCAACCGCTACCTTCCTTGACTCTTTGACGAAATTCTTTTTTGCCGTCTGGCAAAGCGAACCGTAAGACCTGGAAAACCAGCTCACCGTCACCGTCGTAATAACTGTAGGTATTTGTAAGTTCTCCGTCCACAAACTCGCTTTTCTTTTCCTGGTGTGGGTGCAAGTCCCGCACGGTTAATTCAACAGATTCACAAATTTCTTCGAGTGAGCAAGCGGTTCCGCCTCGATGGCACTTCGCTAAGACTCGACCGTCGCGACCTTCAACGATGCTGAGCGACGGAGAATTGTCATCGTCACGGCACGGACATTGGGCAACCCAGCCGTCACCGGAGCGTCGAACGCTATTCAGGCGATCCAAGAAGTTCGTCACCGTCGGTGAAGCGACCGTCATGACAAAACTTCCGGGGCGTCCTCAGGAAGGGCATATCTTTGGAGTTCATCACGTTGAAGCACGCTCGACCAAGAGGAAACGAACGAGCGTTTCTCAGGCGTACCAGCCTCTCGCATCGCGATTCCGATGAGTTTGTCAATTTCTTCATCCCCGCTACTGGGCGGATCAATCCCCATGGTCACCGCTTCCCACCGTTGGGCCGCTAAGAACCACGCGCGCTCCACATCAGGGATTCGTCCAGAACCGTTTGATCGATCAATCGTGACCCGTCGAATTTCACCGACTCGTGGCATCCACCGTATGTTCTCCAAGATCATTCCGTCGACCGTCTTCAAAACATCTTCGTACTGAAGATCAGCCAGGTACCGCCACCAAGTTCGATAAAGCGAAACTTTTCCACCGTCAGGGCTTCCCCAGTTCGAGCAAGCAAGATCAACAATCGCCGTAAGCTCAGCCTTCTGCAAGGAACTTCTCCTGGTCGGTGAGTTCCGTCGCGTAACTAGCGAACCGTTCAATGTGTTCAGCGTCCCTCAGAATGAGTTCTACTGAGTCGTACCGTTTACCGCTTGGGTTATCCCCCATGTGCCACGAGGACTTCGCACAGCCGTCAATAGCAAGACGACAACCGTCTTCGCCGTACCACTCGACAGCTCGAGCAATGAGCTTGGCGCGCTTTTCTGTAAGAACCGGCTGCAAGCCCCGACCCGAGTTTCTGCACGTGGCGATCCAATAATCAAAAACTCTTTGAACTTTGAGTTTTGTGAGTTCTTGCTCTGCGTTCATCTTCGCCTTTCTCGGTAGATAGGTAATGGATCATAAGGTGCTATCGAAGTGATAGCAAACGCGAATATCGCGGTAAGAGCTAAGTGGTATTCCGTTTACGAGGAAAGAGTTGAAGTAACCGTAGAACTAATTCTTGGACTCTTGTCCTCGTATTGGGTTTGTCTACAAACAACAAGAGTCTAAATCTTTAGGTAAGTCCTAAGACCCCCCTCCGTTGGTTCCCCCAAGAACACCGTCGATGGTTACGACCGTGCGCGCTTAAGAGAACCTAGTGAAAGGAAGCATTGTACTCTCTGAAGTTTGCCCTTGGCCAGGGGTCACCGTTATGTATCGGTGGTTGGTCCGCGAACATAGCAGGTCCCGAGCCAGTCGCGCGCACTTTCAAAGAAAAAATAAATGGCCCCCAGGGAGGCGGATCCCCGGGGGCCGTGAAGGAGCTTCAAGACTGAGCAAGAAAGGCGGAAACTAACTCAGCCGAGCTCCTTCAGAACAAAAGGATACACCGTTAGGTAATCCCTGTCAAATTTTGTGGTGCTGTCTCTCCATGCTGTCACGCCTAGCCTCCCGACGACACTTCCCGCGGCGTTCCGGTACTACAACCAGGGAAGGAATCCCCTCCATCGGTGGAAGTACTTATGCTAACGGATAGTCAAACCAGCCACGCTCAACCATGATACCGATGGCCGAATAGCCGACGATGTCCATGTACGTGTCGCTGATTGCCTCGTTGGCGGGGTCAATACCCTTCTCAAGAAGATTCTCAAGTCGAGCGACCTTGTCGTGAGTTCTTACGATGAGTCCAAACTGACCGAACCGGTTGATGTTCTCAGGACCGTAGTCAGTTTGTTTCTTGATGAGTAGTTGCGTTACGTCCGCAGAAGTTACGCCGTACTTATCTTTCAACACCGCTAAAGCAACCGAGCCAAGCACTTGCCAGCTCATCACAATTACGTCGGAATAGTTTTCGGTCTTTGGCTCGGCTTCCACCGTTGCCGCAACTGAACTATGCAACCGTCGCAAAAGTTTCACTGTTGCTTGGTCCGTGCCAAGAGCGACATCGGACTTACCGTCAATAAGATTTACAGCGACTTCCGCCGCTGCGTTCCAGGTCATGAGGCCTCTCTTTCAAAGAGGGCATCAAGATCGGAGTCGGTCAACTCGTGAGCGTATTCAACGATCTTCTCGTCAACCGTGTCGATTACTTGCTGGAGTGTTGGCTCATCCATAAAGGTGATGATGTCAAACTCCTTGAATGACTCCAATGGTTCGTAAAGCGATCCAATGAAGATATTGATCGTCAGACTTCCGTTATACCGGAACTCAATGACGCCTTCGTCACTTTCCTTGCGAATGACAATGTTTGTCATTTTAAACCTCTTTCCGTTGTTGGTTGAATTGTTAACCGAAGCATTCATCACAGAAGTCTTCGGGTTCCCAGCAGTCACCGCAGAAGTTGCAGCAATAGCAACAAAACGGTCCTGCTGAGCTTACCGTGCCAAGCGTGTTCTCTAAGACGTTTTCACGCCGTCGAGAACCACGCCAGGCAAAGAACGCTGCCCATCCGAGAAATCCCATCAGCCAATTACCGTAGCGATAATGTGGACGGTGATGGCTATGATGGCTATCACGGCAGGCAGCAGAGCTGGGAGAATTAGATCACTCTTCATTACAGCCCTCACAGTAGTGAAAGACCGTG